CCTTGACACCTATATATGTCTGCTTCACCTTGAACTTGCTCCATTTTAACGTGTGTTTTATTTATTTTTTCATCTATTATTTTACAAAAAGCATCCCAAACAGTTTTATCGTTAGTTATTTTTCTAATTGCTATTATGTGTTCCACGTAACTTCCTGTCATTATCTACTCATTAATCCTGTACTACTAGGTGCTGTAACTAAGCCACCTCTAGAGAACCTAGCCATTATTTGTTCTACATCTATATCTAATTTACTTATATCTAAAACTTTAGAGGATTGTTCATATGCCATTTGTCTAACCTTTGGCTTTTCGCTGCCTAAGTATCTTGTCATTTTTTCATCATTTTTATCTATTACTTCATTACGTACTTTCATTTTACCTTTAGATTCAACTTCAATTTTTTTAAGGGCTTTACTAACGGCTTTGTCATATATTTTTGCTATTTGTATAAAGCCTCTTTCTGCACGAGGAGCATCTCTACCAGTGGCTCCTCTCTTATAATCTCTAGCTGCACCCATCATTTCAGCATTAGGTATAACTATTTCGTCTACGTTGTTTTGTTTAGCGTGAACAATTGCTGCTTGCAATAGTTTTTCTACGTAGTCAGTAATGCCACTCTCACCTGCAAAAGGTAGCTTTCTATCTACTTCTTGGGGGTTTTTAATTATAGTACCAAAATAATCTTCACCTTTAACAGATTGAGTATACTCTATAGATGCATCAATATAATCTTCTCTAGATATAAGTTTATCTTTATACTGACTTGCTGCTACAGGATCTTCAAATAATTTTAAAGTAGTATCATCTAAAGGTATAGAGGGTGTGTCTTCACCTGCTTCGATTGTTACTCTTTTTGCAATTCTCCCACGATCATCATAAAACTTTGCTTCAAACCTTTCTATTCCTTCTTCGTGCATTCTTTCTAATCTTTTATTAGAAATATTTTTACCTTTTTTAATAAGTACAGTATCTGTTCCAGGTTGTATTACATCCTCAGCAAACTTAGGATAGTGTTTTGCTCGAGCAGAAGCTGATAGGAATAACTGACGGTTTTCTTCTAATTCGTCTACAAATTGAAAGAATTGATGATCACCATAGAGAAATCCACTTCTGCGACCAAGAGGCTTAGTAAAAAACGATCTATTAGATCTTTCTTTATCTTTTGAAAAAGCAACATAATCTTTACGATCAAATTTACTTAGCTCATCCTCTTTACTTTTTAAGTATCTAGCTCTATTTCCGAAAGGTAATGGAGGTGCAGTATAGTCTGTCGATTCAATATATTTAGGACTTAAATATTTAAGTACGTCACTTTGAAATTCTTCTATAATAAGTCTACGTTTAGTTTCATCAGGCGACATATCGTAAAGATTATGAGAGAGCCTTGGATTTTTAGCAACCTCTACTATAGTACCTCTCATATGAGCTAATGTTAATCCGTGACGATCAACTTGGTTACTAAAATGAGGCGGACGTTCTCCTTGAAGTATATTACCTTCTAAATATCGAAACTTTCGATAATATTCATCAGATTTATCTAAGACTTCAGTACTTCCTCTTACATTAGAATCTGGTACATAAGATTTAAAATTAGGAGAAATATCTAAAGTAATTTCAAAGTACTCTAAAGGAACAACAAGTTGGTTATCAGGTCCATCATGCTCTGGGAAACGTGGAAAGTAGACGTTATATATATCGTCAGTTGGTTGTACTTGTCTTTGAAATCCACTATACTTTGTACCACCTTTTACGCCATCTATTATATTATCTTTTTTAATGTTAGCTGTTATACGTATGCCTGATTTATCTATTATATCTTTCAAGTCTGCTTCCGTGTAAAACTCATTAGGTTTTATTCTATTTTCAAAACCTATAAAGTTTAATTCTGCTTTTTTAACATTTGATCTTTGAAAACGATCTAATAATTCACGACCTCTAATGCCTCTTTCTCCTGGACGGTTTTTAGATGTTCTTTGAAAGATTTCATCTATTGTATTATCTATTGTACTATAAAAAGATACTACTTCATCCCTGCGATCACCTATTGGATCAATTATAGAACGTCCGTAGGCATCATTGAAAGTTGTTAAGTTTTCCATTTGAGTGTTTAAAAGGTCTAATTCTTCAGTAGTACCATAATCCATATCATTAGAATCAAATGTAAATTGATTATCTATGTAATCTTCTTCTCTTTGAAGAACTCTAGCTCTCTCCATTTCTTTTTGTTTAGGAGTTTGATCTACTTTTAAAAACAAAGGATTAACTTCTTTAGTTTCAACACCTTTGGTATTCTTAGTTTTTGGCTTAGCTTTAGATCTATCTATATTAGCTTCTATCCTTTTCATTTCTTCTGGAGATTGAAAAGTTCTATTTTTAAGTTCAGGATAATTAGATTTAAAAACTGAACCAGTATCATCTGTACTACTAGAACCTAGTATACCTTTAACCGCTTTATATATAGCTCTTGAAGCACCACTCATTATTGTATATTCCCACTAAATCCTTGTTCACCTGGAGCAGCAGCACCACCTATACCTATATTAGCACCGCCACCGCCAGACATATCTGCAGGAGATTGTGGAGGCTGACCTGCAGGTGCAGCAGCACCAGGACCAGGAGTAGCTGGAGGTCCACCTTCTGGAGCAGGAGCAGCAGCTTCAGGTGGAGCAGTAAAGCCTTTAAGTATTTCAGCTTGCACTGCAGCATCAGCTAAGGAGTTCGTTAGTTTATCTGGATCTAAATCCATACTAATAGCGATCTCTCTAAGTATGTAATCCATCTTAGCGAAAGGAGCTAGTGTTGGATTCTGTGCTACCTGTAAGAACTGCATCAATCTTTGACTACGCACTTCGTTAGCCATCAATGATTCAGTACCTTGTGCTTTAACGTCTAAGTCACCTTTTATCTCTGGGTCATAGTCGAACTGCATATTAAAGTTAAAGAATGCTTTACCTAATGGGTTAATTAAGTAATCATCTACATTCTTTATAACAGTTCGTATAGAACCATTAGCTGCAGACATAAGCATAGAAATACCTGAAGCGGTTCGTCCTACACCAGAGACACCTGTTTGACCGTGTGCGAAAGAAGGAAACCCTGTACTCTCATCAGCTAATACTCTAGCTTTATCAAATAGTTGCATATTCTCTTGCGCTACGTTAGGAAACTTAGTGCCAAAGATAGCTTGACCTGGCGCACCCCCTTGCCTACGGAATGTCTTACCTGGATATACACTTAGGTCTTGCCCAGGTACTAAGTTAGTTTCATCTACTTCTATAATTAAGTTACCTGACAACGCAGCATTATCAATAGCCATACGCATAAAGCCATTCATCAAAGTCTGTGTGTCATCCATGTTTTCAGCTATACCTACACCGAAGAAACTATACGGAGATACTTCATACGGTACAGCGTAGTACGGAATGTAAGAAGGTTTGAATGGGTTCATAACTAATCGTAATACTTCGTTGTTACATATCCATATGTTTACGTTTAGTTGTTCTGCGTCTTTTAACTCTTTAGGTATATCTATATCGTGTTCTTCTAATATTTCCCTGTCTACGAAACCCCAGAACTCTAGTACTTCGTAGCGTTCAGCTTGTGAACCGTGTTCAGACTCTTCCATAGTTTGTTCCCACCACTTTTTAGTGTAGGACTCACCCATACTTAAAGACATATCTATAGCATTTTTACGGAAAAAGGGTCTATCTTTTAATGCTCTCATTTGTGAGCGAGACATCTTGTGTCTCTCAACTACGTACTCAGCTTCATCCATGTTAGCTGCATCAGGATCAGGGTAGAAGTTCCATATAGATACGTTACTAGTTGAAGGTACAGTTTTAATTGTAGGGTTATACTCACCATCATCATCCCAGTTAGCGTACTCTTTAGATACAGCAAATGGACCTTTCATAATACCTGTACCGAAAAGAGCTAACTCAAATGCTGCTAACCTTAATTGTTTATTAGCACCTGACTCTTCTAGTTGATCGTGTATTTTCTTTTGCATCTTCTTAGCTGCAATCATTGCAGGGTGAAAAGTAATACTGGTGCTGGTAGTACCTGGACCTTCAATTAGCTTTTCTTCTACAGGAGAAAGTTTATTTTCTAATCCTCCTAAACGATCCCTAATAGTTTCAAGAGTATCTCCAGGTTGTAATTCATTCTCAGGAGAAAAAGTAGGTTTATTAAATGCTTTCTTTATTTCATCCATACCTTGTTCAGCATTAGGATCAGCATTAAAATGTACTGACTCAGCTACACCTTCAGGTAATGTTGTAGGATCTACGCTAAGAGGAAATTTATTATTACCGAATAGTACCTCTACGACCTGACCGTATGCTGCAAGTGTTTTAGTTTTAGTTACTTTAACGAATACACGAGAACGTTCTGTATCAGTAAATTGTACATCAGGACCATACAAACCTCTATAGTTTCTATATGATTGTAACCAACGTGTTTCATCATTTTGTCTAGCGTCTTCAGCTTTACTAAATCTTCCTTCAACAAAATTCGCTATTCTGCCTACAGAGGAGTCTAACTCATCTTCAATGCTTTTTTTATCTTCAATGAAGGAGGACTCGTCAGATTCAATGTTATAGTCTAGTTCATCTTCAGCCATATTTTAGTATCCAAATGTTGTATCTGACGCTTGAAAGCCAGATCGTTGTGTCGCAGGATTAAAATCCCATAGTGAACTTCTAGGTCTTGTCATAACACCGTAACGTAAAGCATCATATAAGTGGTCTTCTGCGTGTGTATCTACGTCTTCAGGGTTACGTTTATCTAAAGGTAAGCTAGGTACTTGCGCTATTGTATTAGTACAAGTAGAGAAAAATACTAACCTAGGCTCCTCTGTAAACTCATCTACTTGTAATCTTCTATGTATTTCGTTTTTACCTGATACACGAGATCCTTTTGATCTATCAGAGGGTCGCCACCTACAACCTTTCATATTCATTTGTTCAGCTAAGCTTGGACCTGTATCACCTCTGTTGTGCCATAGTGAAGAGTCTAACACACCATATCTAATTGTACCATCTTCTTGTTCTGCGTCAAGTATCATATCAGCTAAGTCTGTAGCTGTCACTTTAGTTACGTACATCTCCCTATACACAACAAGTTGTTCTGCAGGAGTTACAGCTAACCAAACTACACCTGTCCAGCTACCGTATCCGTAGTCACACGCTCTAAATCTAGTCCAATTCTTAGGTATACTGTATGGATCTACTACGTGTATGTTACGGTTAAACTCAGGAAAAGCTGCACCTTCATTAACATCCCAGTTACCTTCTAGTAATTGCTTACGTTGGTGTTCAGGTAACGAAAGAAGCATCGCTTCGTAGTCACCACCCTCTGATAAGTAAGGATTATCGAATAAACTAGCAGGTATAAATCTACGTTTAAATAAAGGCTGTCCTTCACGGCTGTGACCTTTAGGGTATACTATAGTGTCTCCTGATTCTATATCTGTAGCCCAAAAAGATTCCTTAGAAGGGCTAGGATCTATAAACATCTTTTTAACCCATTGGTGACCTGCTCCCCCTGGGTTAGTTGTAGCTCTCATGTATAAACCTAGCTCATCAGAGTATGCACTCCTAAGTCTAGATCTCATATAATTCCAAGCGTAAGGAGAACTCCATTGTGTAAGTTCGTCAAAACCAATCCAATTGAAAGCCTGACCTTGATAACGCATGACATCCATGTCTTTATCGAGGTAAGACATCCAGAGCCTACCCCCTCTAGGGGAAACCCATTGGCTTTTTCTTTCAGACCACTTAATGCCTGGAATTGCTTTAGGGTATAGCTCTTGGCTTTTCTGTATAAGTTCACGTAGTTCCTCAGTCGTATGTCGTACTAATAACCCACTAAAGTTAGGGTTGTTTAAGCCGTGTAACGGGTCAGCTAACATAGCGTAGGATTTACCACCACCTGCTGCACCGCCATATAGTACTTCTCGCTCAGAAGAAGAAAGAAAATCTGTTTGTGGCCCAGCATTAGGAGAAAACACAATGTTCTGCATCTCTTCTACAGGTATATCTGGTGCTACAGGTGTAGCTGCTACTACTTTAGGTTGTTCTTTCTCTATTGGAGTAACTTCCGACACCTTCTTCTTCGAGCTTCTGGATCTCCTCGAGCGTTTCTTTGAGCCTTCTGGCAAGTTCGCGCTTAATTTTAGCTGATCTCTTACGTTTTTGCTCAACTTTTATTCGCTTTCTTAAACCTTCACTTGAAATGTAGCGCTCTGTTTGTTTAGTTAACCAAATAGCTACATCTTTATAAGTATATTGTTTTAAATGGCGTTTAGCAAGTTCTAATGCTTCTAATTCAATAAATACAGGCTGTAAAAGTTTGTCGTTTTCTTTATCTATCTCGTATCCGAAAGGTACAGTGCGGCTAACACGAGCTATAGTGTGCCATTCACGTTCTTTACCTCTATCTGGCTTAGGTAACTCCCAATAACCTAGTCCGTTATATCCTTTACGCATACTGTATTACTGTTTTTATCTTCTTTTAGCTGTTTTTGTGCGTGGAAAAGATCTATTAGATGCTTTAGTAGACATTTTAAGGTTTTTACGGTTGTTATTCATAGGGTTATTGTTTTTATGAGCTACATCTTTACCGTCATTCTTTTTAGCTACTCCACCAGCTACCATTTTAGCCCTAGCTGAGTTGCGAGATGCACGTTTCTTTATTTGTGCTGGCTTACCTTGGTAGTTTTTGTATTCTTTTTTGTAATTTCTATTCATTATTCGTTTGTACCTTCTTTAGGTGGCAAATAAAACACACCACTAGAAGTTTGAATATCAACTTTATCTGTTTTAATGAGACCTGCACGATCTAAAACGTCTTTAGCTGCTACCATTTTCTCTTTTATGCCTAGCTCAGTAGGGTCATTCATAACGTTACCTAAAGCAAACGCTGCTTTTGGTGCAGTTCTAGCGAAATAAGTACGTGTAGCGTCCATTATTTCTTCTTTTAGTGACTCCACTATAATACGAGTAGGTGTATTGTCACTATAGCCTGATAGCTTTTTAGCGAGGACTACATCTCCTGCTGCTTGATCAAATAATACTTCTAAAAAGTTCTGTTGATTTTCTGTTAACTGTCTAGCCATAACTACGCTGTTGCCCTTTTTCTTCTTTTACCTGAAGCTGTAACTGACCATTTTACTCTTCCTGGTCCTTTTTTCTTAGAAGCTTCTTTTTTAGTTATCCTTGAAGCTACCTTTGCAGGTCTACAGGCAGGATAAGGTCTACCTTTATCCTTTTTACCGCTACGCCCACAGGGTTTACCTGTCTTTACGTCACGCCAATCCTCCTTAAACCATTTACGTAAACCACCTTTATACGATT